AGTGCCACATACACTCTTGGCTCGAACTCTATGTGGGAGTTTTATGATAAAACCAAAGTGTCATCCCGAAGTTAAGCTGTTCGCTAAAGGGATGTGCGAACCGTGTTATCGAAAAGATTACAAGGTGAAGCACCCAAGAAAAGAATACTTCAAAGCGTATACTAAGCGCTACAGGGAAGAGCACCCAAACTACAGGCGCGAGAACTACAAACAAGGCTCTCACGCCAAGTATCAGTATGGCATTTCTCTGGAGGAGTACAATGCCAGAAGAGATAAACAAAGAAAAGAAGGAGACCTGTGTGGTCTCTGTAATCGACCTCTAGGCAAAGTACGCGCCCATCTGGATCACGACCATAGAACAAACAAGCTAAGAGATTTTGTACATAGGAACTGTAACTTAGCTATTGGTCTTCTTGAGGACGACCCAAAACTCTGCCGTTTAGCAGCAGAATATCTTGAGAAACACAAGGAGCAACACAATGGCATTTGAATCGAAGAAGACACCCGGCAAGAAGTTCGGCTCGATCTTTCAGCAGAAGCATTACGATGAGAACCACACTGAAGACGGACTGCATAGCGAATCGCCGGAACCAAAGCCGGAGCACGAAGCATCCGAGACACCAGAGTTTGCGGCAAGTGAGCATGAGCGGAACACTGAAGATGCACCCGATGACCACGACCATGAGTCGAAGGAAGGTGCAGAACAGGACGCTCTGAACGAAGAGCACCCGATGGTAGCGGAGCACGGCAAGGCGCACAAAGTTGTAATCTCGCACGACGAGAAGACTGGCCGCCACACAGTTACCTCACACCACAAAGATGGCCACATGCACAGCGTAACTCACGAGAACGCGGCAGAAGCTCACAAAGAAGGACGTAAGCTTGCCGGAGTACCAGCTGATGGTCAGGACGAAGACCACGACAGCCCGTATCACCAAGGCAAGGGACAAGCAGGAGCATCGAGCGAGGAAGACGGGTTATTTAAGCTAGCCCCGCTAAGCAGAAATGCTTAGTTGATAACAGAGAGAATTCAGGGAAACACCCGCAAGGGTCAATCCTGAGCCGAGCCCCGCAAGGGGAAGGTGCAACGACTATCCCGTAACGGGAGTAGGAGTCAGTGACTCCGAAGCACTCTGCATCCAAACAGGATGATGATATAGTCTGAGCCTACAAGCAATTGTAGGAGAGCGCGCGGATACGGCACGCTCATAACACAAACTGTCGCTATGCCAGATTTATCTTAATAAACTTAATATCTCAGGGGTTGCTCCCTGGGCTAGCGTGGCGAGTGCCTAGAACACTCGCCTACGCGACCTTTCTAGGAGAAGAAAATGTATTACACGTATTTGTGGTTGAGAGAAGATGGAACTCCGTACTATGTGGGCAAAGGAAAAGGAAACAGAGCCTATAAGAACGACGGAGAAAGAAGCGTAAGAAGGCCTAAGCAAAGTGCTAGGATATTCGTGCAGTACTGGGGGAGTGAAGAAGAAGCCTTCTCTATGGAAAAGTTTTGGATTTCTCTATTTGGAAGACTTGACTTAGGCATAGGAATTTTGAGAAATAGAACAGATGGAGGAGACGGACCCTCGGGCATTGTACGCTCCGTAGCGTACTTAGAAAAGCAAAGAAAAAGAATGCTAGGCACTAAGTTACACCTTGGAAAAATGCACACTCTTGAAACTAAAGCAGTGCTATCCAAGAAAACTGCGGATAGGTGGAAAGACCCAGTATATAGGGAGCACATGAAACGTGTTCACAAAGGTCAAGGTAAAGGAAGAAAACTTTCCGAGCACACCAAAGAGCTGTGCCGAAAGAATCACAACCCACTAAGCAATAGGAGAGCGACATGAGTTCTGCATTCAATATCAACGGTAAGGTCGTAAACGTAAACGACAGGGTTACCATCTTAGGTACGGTAGTGACAATCGGAGGTTCTTTGAACACCTCCACCATTACCGTACAGCCTCCTCTTTCTACTTCCACGTTTGCCTGCCAAGCAGGGGACCTGGGAGTAACTGAAGGCGTGTTCGCAACAGGAACATCAGGATTTTCTTACGGCAACGCATTCAATGTAGGAGACAGTGTATCTGTCAAAGGGTACGTCACGGCTATCACAGGTAGCGGGAACACAGCTCAGCTAACGATTACCTTAGCAAGCTCTGGAGCCAGCATCACAGGAATTCCCTCCGGCGCGTGTCAATCGGACAACGTGTAAGGAGAAAAACAATGCCCTGGAATGAAGTGATGGACAAGTGGAAGTCTGGAGACTTGAAGAGTGGAAACAAAGTAACTGGAAAACCTGTCAACAACCAGAAGCAAGCTATAGCCATTATGCTTTCTGAGAAGAGGGCAGCAGAAGGCGGGAAGTCGGAGTACAAAGCCAAAGCACCGGGACTTGGTAGGAAGAAGAAACGAAATGCCTAAGTTTGCATTTAGCATTATCAAGGAACCAAAAACAGGCTACCAGTCACATCACCCCGGAAGTTCTGAACATTGCTTTAACTGTTCAAAGTTTGACCGTGAGGAAAGTGGATGTACAGGGGAAAAGATGAAGGAATTAAGTACTCGACCTAAGCTGCCTAACGGAGATGTAAAGGTGCACCCAGTAGCCTACTGTAAATTCTGGGAAGGAATTAAGAAGTAGACACCTCAGGGGTTGCTCCCTGAGTTAGAGTTGGGAGGTGCCAGTAACACCTCCCTCTCGACCTTTACTGGAGGATACACATGCCGTACCAAGACACTGAAAAACAAAGGCTCTACTATAAAAACTACAACGAGATGAGATCAAAACGTAGGAAACTAGACTCAGCATATAAGCAAAGTCAGAACTCCTTAGCTAGAGAACGAATCTCCAAACGTAGAGCCGAAGACCCCGTGGGTTTGGCAAAAGAATTAAGAGAGCAAAAGAGAAGGAAATCACACAACCTAAAAGTTAGAGTACTTACTCACTATGGGTTGCATGGGAAATTGAAGTGCTGCTGGGACTGTTGTAATGTAACAGACGTTGACATGCTAAGTTTAGATCACATAAAAGATGATGGAGCAAAGCACAGGAAGACAGTAAAAGCCAGCGGTTCTACCACATATGAGTGGATTAGAAAGTATAAATTTCCAAAAGGTTTCCAAACGCTGTGTATGAACCATCAGTTCAAAAAGAGAATGTTGAAAGCACAACGTGAAAGGGAATCACAATGATTGGCTTCGGAGCACCAAAGAAGAAAGCAACAGACGAACCTGCGGAGACAGCTTCGATTGACTCCACACCTCTTCCTTCGTGGTTGCAAGGAGAAGCACCGCAGACACCACCTCGGCGTAAGAAGCCGAGAGTAGACGGTGGTGGGCAGTTGACAAAAGGCTCAATGAGAGCCGCATAAGGATACAATATGGCAATCGGATTAGCAGCAAAGAAACCAAAGAGCAGCGATGCAACTCCGGCTGATCTTGCCAAAGCGCAAGCCACACCGGGTACTAGTACCAGCACTGGTGGCGCTACAGCCACGCGCAACACAGGAGCAGCAACAGGCGGCGCGGTGACTATCACAATGTCAGGGTCAAGCAGCACCGATACAGCAACTACCACAGGAGCTGGAGCAGGTAAGGGTGCTGACAAAAAGGGTAAAGGCGTAAAAGGTAAAAGCGAAGAGCGCCCAAACGTCTATAACATCACTGTGAATTCCACAGGTAAAAGCGGAGACGCCATTGATGGAGAAAAAGAAAAACTCTACAGCGCGCTAGGTCTTAAGAAATAAAGGAGACACCATGGCAATCGGAATGGCACGTAAGAAAAAGACCGAGCATGTTGACCTCGGTGACAAAGGAAGTTTCACCGTGCATAAAGGAAAGTTGCACGCAGCGTTAGGTATTCCACAAAGTGAGAAGATTCCAGCTTCTGATAAAGAACCACATGCTGGAGACAGCCCAGAGATGAAGAGAATGCGTGCTTCGGCAAAGGGCTTTTCAAAGATGAAGCACTAATTCAAGAGGGAGATAATATGGCGACAGACGAAAACGTAGTGTCCCAGAACTCCGGGATCGGAGCGGACACAAAGCGCGGAGGGTCTGACGATCAGCCTGAGTCACCGAATGACAGTCCTCTTGGAGTGTACGCACCTTTCCCCTTTTCACCAGAGCCGTTCGCAGAGTTAAGCGACGTGGCACGTGGAGCCCTGATTGGGCTGGATGATATCTGCACCAAATGTGATGTTGCAGCGCGCCGTATGGAAGTAGAGCAAGCCTGGGAAGCGCTTCACTTTGAACGCGGCTACCAGCACCTTCTACGCGGTAAGCGCGGCGGCTGGGAGCTACCCGGTGGTGGACAAGGTAAGAAGTCCAACGAGCGCAATCACAACAGTATTTATGACACAAACGTGTACGGACCAAAAGGCGACATTATAGTTGCTGCTCTGTCACGAGAAGTGCCCAAAGTAGAATTTTCTCCAGCTAACCCAGAGTGGGGACCGGATAAAATTGCTGCAGAGGAAGCAGATAGATTCAAAGATATTTGGGCAAGAAATAACAACCTTCATGACTTGTTGGTAAAGTGCGCCAGAGTTTTTTGGAACGAAGATCGTGCGCTGATGTGGACGAGATACGAGCTTAACGGACAGAAGTACGGATTCGAGGAAGACCAAACGACTCCCACTGTACCGCAGGACGAGCTTAATCCTCCAGACGACAAACCAACAGGACAAGAAGGACAAGAAGACTTTCTAGAAGTAACTGAGTCAGTATCAGACGGTGGGAATGATATCGACGACCTGCTAACACAAAGCGGAGTAGGCAACGGAGGAAAAAAACCTTTAGGAAGAGAAGTAACCACTGTTCACGGAAAGCTGGACCACAAAGTTCCAATCTCCGTAGATGACTTTTCCGAAATGACGTTCGTGCAACTTATGCTGGACTACGACGTTGCTTTGGTAAAAGGCATGTTCCCCTGGATTGCAAAAAAGATTACAGTAGGGACAGACGGAATGTCTGAAACGCAATTAGACAGAATTGCCCGAGAGAATGTACGCCAAGCAGTTCTAGGAGCGTACGTCACCGGAGATTCACTGTCGCGGCACACCACGGTGAAGTTTACGTGGATGAGACCGTCCATGTTCTTAGACGTATCCGTAAGCGACGAAGCAAAAGCAGAGCTACTAGAAGCATTCCCTAACGGTTGCTTAATGGCCCGAGCAGGTGCAGAGTTTGCCTTCGCTAGAAATGAAAGCATGGATGACCATTTAGTAATTGGACACCCGAGCGCAGGTAAGGGACAGAATCGAAGATCAATGGGCACGGCGTTAATCTCCGTGCAGAAGAGAATCAACGACTGGGTTGACCTGTTGGATGACTTCTTCAAAAGAACAGTACCCAAGAAGTGGATGAATTCAGAAGCATTCGACATGGATGCTATCAAGAATGAACCTAATGTTCCAGGAAGTATTGGACCTTTCCAAGTACAGCCTGGATTAACTACGATGGATCAGTACATCTTCGTAGAGCCCACGCCGCAGGCACAGCCTGCACTGCCTGACTTCATCAAATGGTTCGTAACTACTTTGTCTGAAGAAATTTCAGGAGCACTACCTTCCCTTTTCGGAAACGCTACAGGGGAGAACACGGTAGGCAACGCAGTCATACAACGTGACCAAGCGCTGCAACGTGTAGGATGCCCTTGGAACAACATCCAAGACATGTTCGCCATAGCTGCTGGACAAGCAGTAAAGTGCGCGGCAGAATGTAGAGATGGAAAAGAAGTCACACAGAGCATACCGGGACGTGGAAACGTCTCAGTGAACACTGCAAACCTCCTTGGAGGAAACGTACTTTGC